CCGCGTTCAATGCCGATAGCCGCCAAGCTGTCATTCCGCGCTTTTTGAACCAAGAGGACAAAAGTCATTGGCTTTAGGCTTTGTCTAGGATGTGTCATGTAACCCCCCCCCTTATCATTTTAAGAATGGAATTACATAACAGGCATATCATCACCCACGACAGGACACTAGTATAAATGCAACAACCACCTAATAAACGGGGCCGTCTAATATACGACGACGCAACATTAACTAATAGACGATGCAATATCAACTAATATACGGGGAGATCATACCATGCAACAACATCCCATTACAAACGCTGTTACACAATATACAGTAAATATAGCGATACTTTTTGAAGAAAACAATCCTATCTTTTTAAAAGGAGGATTGAAATGACAAGAAAGCTTCATAATCCGAAAGCATATACCCCCTCTGTTTACATACCATGCTGGTTAATTCAAGTTGCATCAAGTGTGTTATCTCACCAAGCAAAGCTTCTTTATGGCCGTTTATCCATGTGGTCAAATGAAAATGGCAAAGTGTTTCGAAGCGTTTTTCAATTATCAATAGAGCTAGGTTGCAGCAAAAGCACTATCGACAGAACCATCAAGGAACTAAAAGACGCTAACTTAATAGGCACATTTCATCCATTTAAGGGTGGTATAAACCATTTTGAATTTTACGATCATCCTTGGATGCATGAACCAATAAAAGAACAATTATCATACAAATCAAATCATATTGAGGCGCCATCAGATGTGACGTTACCTACCGTCATAAATGACGTTACCCCCACGTCAGAAGTGACGCACATAAATATAAATAAAATAAAAACAAATAATAACAATAATAATATAAGGGCACTTGATAAAAATTTGGATGAAGAAAGCCTTAATTTAGTAGCCAGAGAAAACGAAAATAATGAAAATATTTTAAAGTATGGTCAAGACAATAATCAGACCTTACCTAATTCAAAGGCAAAGAAAGATCTTGATGGGATTGACTCCACCACTAAGTCTGATTATCACAATAATCAAACCAAAAAATGTACAATTAAATCAAAAATACATCAATATGATTTAAATAATATGCTAGAATTCAATCCTTTTCAAATTCCAACCGAAATGCTCCAGGATTACATAACCAACAGAAATAAAAAGAGGGTGCCAATTACCTTCACTTCATGGAACAAAATTAATAAAGAACTTTCAAAATGCAAAGAACGCGACATTGATCCTCATGAGGCATTTGAAACCATGGTAGCTAGCGGCTGGCAATCCATGAAGGTTGAATGGCTTACTCCACACTCTCATAAAAAATCCAATTCGACTGACGCATTTAATGCGTTTATGCAAAATGATAAAAACAAAGGAGATACGTATGACCAGTACGGTAACGTATATGACCCATTCCGTTGATCGGAATTTAATCAAACGACTTTTTTCTCAATTTGCAAATAAATACGGGAAACTTTGGACTATGCGATTAGGTGACAATGGGGATTGGGAAGGTTGCGCAGAAGACTGGCTTGAAGAACTAAGTTCATTTACATTCGAGCAAGTGAGAGAAGCCAAAAATAAAGCTCTTTCCATGTACCGTGATTATCCCCCAACACAAGGTCAACTTGTTGATTTATGCCTGAAAGAATCTGGTATTCCTGATGCAACTAAAGTACTTAACATGTTAGTAGCAAAAGATTTCAGTCACCCGATAGTCAAGCTTGTATATGACAAAATCGGCTCTTGGAAGCTAACTAACGGCACAGAGAAAGAGATATCACAGAAGGTATCTCAATCGTATAGCCAGGCAATGGCAGTGTTCAAATCAAACCCTAAAGAGCAATGGGCACAACTTGGAGAATACAAAGAGTTACAGACAAAGGCATTACCTATACCTGACAAGATACCTACCAATGCAGAGTGTAAAAGCTTTAAAGAGCGTATGGATGAATATTATCAAATCATGGAAGAGGGTAAAGCAAAATTAAACGGGATGGAAATACCTGAATTTGATAAAAAGAAAATCAGTAAGGGTGGGGAGAAATATGATGAATATTGCAAATATCTCCTTTCAGTCCCTGACCACATGGTTTTAGGATTACCTCATGCTTACGCATATGACCGTCAGAGATTGTTAAATGCAAAGGATACAGCGAGCCACCTAAGGCAAGCAGGATATGTGCCCTCTGAGCAACGAGATGCCCAAAATAGACCAGATAAGGGAAGACCCACAAAAATTTATAAAGCATGGACCAATGACTAAAGATGAATGCAAAAAAATACTCAGCAAGATAGGATTCAAGTTAGGAGTATCGCCAAACCTAATAAGATTTCGTCTATTAAGCGATAATGACAAGGTTGATATGTTGAATGGGTTAATACCTATCGTTGAACTGGAAGCAAATACGAAGGTTTGGCGTGATAATGGTATGCCAGATTATGCACACGGAAAACTTGAAACTTATGAGCATGAGAAAAATAGGACAAAGTTTGAGGAATCATTGCTGGATCCCATCAATGAATCCACTGGATACAGGAAGCCATTCGTGGATTACAGGATTGTTGATTGAGGTAATGATGAGCTCGTTTGAAGAAGAGTTAAGCATGGTGATTGAAGACATATTGACTCAACTGTATTTGAGGGAAGAATTATGTGAAGAGTTTGGTACCGAGCGAGAGCCAGGAACAGAAAGCGCTTGTGAAGTGGTTAAGTTACCACCCAATTGTTCGTGATTACTTTTGTAAAAATGACAATGAAGGCAAGAGAACGGCTATACAGGGATTTAATTTAAAGCTTGCAGGGCTTAGACCAGGAGTGAGTGACTTGTTTATTTATTACCCTACGAAAACTTCTCATGGTTTATGGCTCGAAATGAAAAGAAATAAAAAATATACGCTATCTGAGCGCTCACAGCCAAGTTGGATTGCGCAAGATATATTTCACGAGCAAGTTAAACGTGTTGGATATTGTGCTGAATTTTGTTTCGGGTGGGAGCACGGTAAAGAAATTGTTGAGAATTATCTGCTAGAAACTTAAGGGAGTATGCATGCCTAGATTTAGTCAGTCATCATTTACGAAGTTAACTACATGTCACCACGATTTACAGGTACTTTTCCACGAAGTTGTAAAAACTTTCGATTGCAAGGTGCTTGAAGGATATCGAAACAAGGATGACCAGGATATGGCGGTTGCATTGGGTAACTCAAAGATTCATTGGCCACAGGGAAAGCACAATCATCATCCGTCAATGGCTGTAGATGTTGCTCCATTTCCTATTAACTGGCGCAAACCCAATACCTTTTACTGGTTTGCAGGCTATGTCATGGGCATTGCACAGAAACTCAAAGAGGAGGGCAAGATGACTCACTCTGTACGCTTTGGTGGAGATTGGGATAATGACAATATTGAAGACAATGGCTTCAAAGATTTATGCCACTTTGAGCTTGTCTGAAGTTAGGTATATTTTCGCCGATAATCGTCGATTTTAACTACAAAACGATGTAAGATGGATTTATCTCACTAAAGGATTAGTGCATGACTCAAAATTCTAAACTTGGACCTCCTGGCGAAATAAAAGACGTCGGAAGACCAGCCAAGTTCACCCCTGAAAGGCGTTCAGCAATTGTTGACGCAATATCACATCGTATACCCTATGAATATGCAGCTGAAGCCAATGGCATTTGTGAGGAAACCTTATATGACTGGTTACGTACTGCAAAAAAACACAGGACTGAGGGAATAACATCTGATTATACTCAATTTTCTGAGGACATAAAAAGAGCAGAAATGACAAGAATGCGCGAACATAGCGATATGATTGCTGCAAAACCTGAGAGATGGCAAGCAGATGCGTGGCTCTTGGAGCGCAGATGGTATAAGCATTATGGTCCTAATGCACAGCTAAATGAGCTTAATCATAAACTTTCAAGACTAGTCGATGGAGATCCCAATGAAGGCAAAAGAAATGAACAAGATGGCAAAGAAGGCTGAAAAGGACATGCACAAAAAGCATGAGAAACATTTGCATGAAAAACCTAAGAAAATGAAGATGCCAAAGAGTAAAGATAATAAATACTAAGGAGCAATCATGAGCGCTAAATATGTATCTGAAAAGCCTACACGCGGGCTAAATGACCCAGCACCTGAAGTCGTTCGTGGTAAACGAGTTACTCAAGAGGCTTTCGCCAAGAGTGGTGCGTGTCGTAATCTTGAGCCTCAAAGCATGGCAAACTACGGCAAACTAAATTATGTTGAATCTATCCCTGATTATCTGACTAAACAGAAAGACGGAGATTAATCATGCCGTTAATCAAGAATGCTAAGCCTGGTAGCAAAGGCTTCAAGCAGAATATTGAAACTGAAATTAAGATTGGTAAAAAACCTCCTAAGCAGGCCGTGGCCATCGCGTACGCTGAATCTAGACAAGGAAAGAAAAAGAAAAAATAGGCTGATTATGGATATACTGCTTGCTTTTGGAGTGTTAAATGCCAAAAGGTGTATATGAAAGAACTAAGCCTGCACATAACAAAGGTGTAAAGCTAGAAAGGATTAAGAAGAAGATTGAATTATTTAATTTAGGATTACCTATTGAATGCAAGAACCATGGGAAGCATATAAATTGGAGGCTTCATTCTTATAATAATGTTCAATGCAGATTGTGCGGTGCTGATTGGCAAAGAACAATGAAGAAAAGAGATCCATTAAAGTTTGTATTAAAAGATGCTAGACAGCATGCAAAAGTACGTAGCAGAGAATTTAATTTAACAGTGGATGATTTAAAAGAAATTTTGAATTATCAGAATAACCAATGTGTATTTACAGGTTTAGAGTTTAGTGATCAAAATATTATATCCCTAGACAGAATAGATTCTGACAAAGGTTATAACAAAGACAATGTTCAGCTTGTTACTGTAAGAGCAAATAAGATGAAGTCTGATATGACAGACGAAGAATTTATATATTATTGTGAGTTAATAGCTTCTCACAAAAAGAAATAGGGATATCCATGGCTGTAATACAGAACAAGTGGGTTGAGAAAGAAAAGAAGAAGAAGGTGCATGAAACAGCTGCTGCCTATGACTCTAATCCCATTGATAACTGGCTGCCTATTAACCCTGGAAAGGCTACCAAGCGCCATACACACGCATCACGTGCAACCATGGTTCGAACTCTTAGAGGGGTCCGTAAATAGTGCAATGCAAGTCTTGTGGATACCCTGACTCACGCGTTGTCGAAACCACCAGGGATGATAGGTCTAACCAAATATACAGACGCCGTGAATGCGTAAAGTGCGGTGCTAGATATACGACACAGGAACACTTAAGAGATAATTACAAGAACGCGCCTTATAAAACTTCACCTCCTAAGCAGGTGCTTGAGAAATGATGAGTGCATCTGCTATTGCAAGGCGCATTGAAGACATTGAAGAAATGCGTAAGAAGGGCTATGAGCGTCAAATAACAATTAATGGTACAGGGATGGTTATCCATGAAACCGCACAAGACAAAATCTATAACCCCACTGCAACTGGTAATCTTTTTCATCTCGATAACAGCTTTGTTCGGGTCATTATGGGTCCTTATGGAAGCGGAAAATCTACACTGGCAATCTCAGAAATTGTTCAGCGTGCTTGTGGCATACCAAGATGGCATAACGGTAGACGCCGAAGTAGATGGGGAATAGTAAGAAATACAAGTGGCGAGCTTTCATCAACAACCCTTGCAACCTGGCTTGCATGGTTTGGTGAGCTTGGCGATATTCGTAAGCGTCAAAAGCCAATTATGACTTATGAGCATGCGTTTAATGATGGGCATGGGATAGTAGAGCTTGAACTCTTATTTATTGCTCTAGACCGACCTGAGGACGTTAGAAAGATTAAGTCATTAGAACTTACTGGGTGCTACATCAATGAGCTCTCAGAGGTTCCAAAGGCCGCTTTAGCTCATATGAAAGGACGGGTAAATCGATATCCTTCGAAGGCCTTTTGTCATGAGCCTTATTGGTCTGGGATTATTGCTGATACGAATCCTCCTGAAGATGACCACTGGATATACAAAGACTTTGAAGAGAACAAGTTTGAGCATCATAAGTTATTTAAGCAACCACCAGGGCTTATAAAGAATGAAGATAATAAGTGGGTGCGAAACCCTAGTGCGGATAATGCTTCTCACCTGCCTGACAATTACTACGAGATGCTGGCAGAAGGACAGTCTCAAGAATTTATTAAGGTATTTTGTCTTGGCGAGTATGGTTCTGTTGGGTTTGGCAAGCGGGTGTATCCTGAGTTTAATCCTGATTTTCATGCAGTTGAAACATTACCTGCTATCCAAGGTGAAAATCTCATCCTTGGCTGGGATTTTGGGCTTACTCCTGCTTGCGTTGTTATGCAATTATCAGTACGTGGTCAGCTTTTAATACTTAAAGAATATGTTGGAGATGGCATGGGAATCAGAACCTTTGCTGACTCAATTGTTATCCCATGCCTTTCCAAAGACTTTCCGTATTGCAAGGTTGGCATGTCTATTGGAGACCCGGCAGGAAATGCCAGGAACGAAATCGTAGAAGAGATGTCTTGCATCGGGGAGCTTAACTCATTAAATATCCAGACGATAGGGGCTCGTACTAATGATATCGATCCAAGATTAGGATCGGTTCGCTACTTCTTGAATAAGATGGTTGATGGCAAGCCAGGTCTTGTGCTTGATAGACGTAATTGTCCAACATTGTTTAAGGGCTTTGTGAAAGATTATGTTTATGCAAGAGTAGCTGTATCAGGTGAGGAGCGTTACAAGGATAAGCCTAATAAGAATATGGCCTCACACCCCATGGATGCACTTGGTTATGGGTGCTTGGAGCTTGCAAGCGACAGAATTACGCAGGATAAGATGCAAGGTCAAGAAAGAGTCAATATGTTTAATCCGGTTTTCAGGTGGCAATGATGAAAGATACTGAATCCCTATTGACTCAACATAAGGTTATTCTTGAATCTAGATTAACGAGGGTTGAAACGCAGTATCTTAATATATCAGATGACATTAAAGACATTAAAAAGACTTTACACTGGCTAACTGGAATAGTGTTTAGTATTAACACAGCGGTACTGGGTGTTGTTACAAAAGGGTTTGGAATATTTTAAGAATAAGGATAATTGCTTTGAGTAACGCAAGATGCACCTATTGTAATAAATTTTACAATAAGACTAAAGAACAAAAAAGATGTAAAGAATGTGAATGGCAATTCCATGCAGTCTTTGAAGAAATGCACAGAAGAAATGTATTGCCAGGTAAAAGATTCAACAATGGAGTTTAAATTAACAGGAGAAGTCAGTGTCTATACAATCAGCAATAAATCTAAACCTTAACTTTGCAGGTGAGGCTAATAACATCGTGCCTCGCATAGGACGTCTTTATTGTCCATCAAATACCTTGGCTCAAGTTGCAGCCGCAGGCTTTCTTGATAACTATTTGCATACATCAAGTACCAGTCTTTTGGATACTGACTTTGTAATGGCTGTAGCATCGGATGGGCATCAGGTTTACAAGCCAGTGTTTACCGCAGGTTCTTGTCAATTAACTGTATTACCATAACTTAAGGAGCAGGCAATATGTTGTTTAGTGAAGCGCTAGAACAGTTACAGCATGGCGAAACAATGTGTCGTGAATCATGGACACTTGAAGATGGGTATTTAAAGCTCATGCCAGGTATGAAGTTTGTATGGAAGATTGTATTGCTTCCTAATCCTAACGCAGGTAATTACATATTTTGTGTTGAGGACTTTTTAGGATGTGATTGGAAGAAGTTTGAGGCACCAAAAGAGCCTGTTGCAGTAGAAGTAGAAGAAGCCGCAGAAGCGGCCTAATAAACCCTTGGATTAGGGTATTAAAACTCGACTTTGACATAGAAATGTTGAAGTCGAACCCAAAGGATGGGATGACAATATGGAAATCATTGCCGAGCAAATGTCAGTTGAAGACATTGATAGCATAAACGAGGAACTGCAAGGAAAGCTTGAGGATGCCGGGATAGATGAGGCTGAGGTTCTTAAAAAAGCTCGAGAAGACATGGTTCTCTGGGATGGATATTTCGGAGAAAACATGGTTAGAGGCAAGGACGATATGAACTTCGTATTGCGTGACCAATGGTCAGCCGTTGAGCGTTCAGAGTTTACCCGCCTGTTCAAGCCCGCAATGACTTTTAACAAACTTTATGACACTACTAAGAAGGTAATTGGGGAACAGCGTAAGAACAAGCCCGATCTGATAGTACGCTCATTAACTGGAAAATCAAATCAAAAACAAATCGATTTGCGGGCAGACCTAGTTAGAACAATTTCTTACCAGTCACAAAATGACCTTGTATATCAAACAGGATTTAGGCAGGCCCTTATGATGGGGTTTGGTGCCTTTGAGATATGCCTAGAATATGAGAATGCCAAATCATTTAACCAAGTTATTCGTTATGACTTAATACCGGATGTCACAAGAACCTCATTTGATCCCACATCCATGAAGCCACATAAAGGAGATGGCAATTTTTGTGCCAGACAATTTGTTTATACCAAAGAAGAATTCTATGCAACCTATCCTTGGATAATGAGTCCAGTGTCGTATTCAGATCCACGATCACTTCTAGATTTCCAGTGGGAAACACGAGATACAATAGTAGTTTGCAAATACAATAGAAAAGAATGGTATCCATTAAAGATTCTACTTCTAACCGATGGCTCAACGGTAACAGAAGATGAGTGGAAAGAGATGCAAAAGAGCATCGATATGCGTAAAAAGTTAGCTGATAGCTCAGAAGTAGTTGGGGATATGATAAGGCAATCCATACCTGTAATTCATGGTGAGCGCATGAGTAAAGATTATAAGATTCGTCAATACATGCTTACACAGAATCAAATAATAGAGTATACGGACTGGCCTTCAAAATATTTACCACTAATATTCATTGATGGAGATTCAAACTTCATTAATGGGCAGCAATATACGCGATCATTCATCCATGAAGCCAAAGATGCTCAGAAGTTTGTAAACTATGTAGGCTCTGAAGTAGCAGCTGAGATTAAGAATCGTCGACGTGAGCAATGGATAGGTACACCTGATAACATACTTGGTAATGAGCAAATGTGGCGAAATCCTGAGCTACAAGCCGGGATATTAATAGCAAAACCGGATCCGAAAACAGGTTCTATGCCCGCGAAAATGCCTCCATGGGAACTATCACAATCTTTGTTACAGCAATATCAACGAGGCTGTCAGGACATGAGGGAGATACTTGGATTCTCAGAAAACGAAGCTCTCCAGGGCCGAGATATGTCAGGTAAAGCCAGGCGTGAGCGCAAACTTGAAGGTTCTATGTCAGCTTACGTTTACTTTGATAATTTAAATCAAGCAATAGAGCAGGGCGGCCGCGTAGTTCTAGATTTATTGCCTGTTATTGTTGGAGAGCAAGAACGTCATATGGTTGTATCAAAAGCAGATGGGCGCACAGACTCTGTTACTATGAATAAGGTTACTGGTCAAAGCGAAGATGGGCAGGATATTATGGAGAATGCTCTTGACTCTGGTGACTATGATGTTGAGATTGATACAGGACCTAGCTTCGCTGTACAAAAAGATGTGGCATTAGAGTTTTTTGCTCAGACTATCGCTCAAAATCCTCAGGTTTTCCCTTTGATTGCTGATTTATGGGCTAGTCAATTAGACCTACAACAGATGCCAATGATTAAGGAAAGGCTATCTAATCTAGTGCCACCTGAGATTCTAGCTAAAGAACAAGGTAAATCTATACCGCCAAAACCACCAAACCCACAAGAGCAAATGATGGCTGCAGAGATGCAACAAAAACAACAAATGATGGCAATGAATGAACAAAAAATGAAGATTGAAGAGCAAGCTATCATGGAAAGAGCGGAAGAACTTAAAATAAGGAAAGAAAAACATCTATTAGATCAGGCAGAAATGATATTAAAAGCGCAAGAAATGCAAGAGAAAATGGGACTAGAGAAACAAAAAATAAAAGTAGAGCATGGTAAGCTTCTGTTGGATGCTGATAGAGCAGAAAAAGATTTTGCATCTAAACTATCTTCGGTGCTTAGTGATCTACATCGCCATAATAATCCTCATGTGAAGACAGATAATTAATTGCTTCCTTAAGATTTTCTTTGGAGTCCTTGAAAGATCCTAATGCTATATTACAGGCGTGACAAAGTAATCCTCTTACTTTACCCGTAGTATGACAATGATCGACGGACAACATTTTGATCTTATTTGTCTTACGTTTAATTTGTGTTTCTGGTTTTTTACAAATTGCGCATAGATGATTCTGTTGGTCTAACATCGAATAATAGGTTTCAGCCTTTAATTTGAACCTATGTAAAATGGTATATGCATGACCTTTATTTTCATTTGAAATAAATGAAGGCAACTTTACTTTCTCATGCTTCTTCGGTGTTTTTAAATACTTATCCTTTAGTCTTTTCCTCTCCTGATTGTTCCTGCAAAACCCACATCTTAAGTAAGGTTTACCTTTGGGTGATAATCTATTTAATCTAGTTTGCTCTTGGGTCAAACCACCATGAATTTTACAAATTTTTACTATTTCAGACACAAACACCTCATATATTGATGTTGAATTTTATCACAACCCGTACATATGGGGTAATAACCTAACAACAACTTCTTTATAATTCCATTCTACAAGGGAAGGATTCCCTTAGGGTTTCAGGCCTACCGTATGGCTTTGGGCATTAATAATGTCGAATGGAGATTTGGAAATCATGGACGAAGATCAGAATGCGCTAGCTGAACAAGTAAGTGGCGATGATGAAGATGTTGCTAATGGTGGCGTTGGCCCAGGTGACGCGGAAGAACAAGGTAGTTCGACCGATGACCAAGGAACTGCAGACACGGACGATCCTTACGGCGTAAAGAAGCGGTTAGGAATGCAGGCCAAGAAACATCAACGAGAAATGCGGCAAATGCAGGAGCAAATGGTACGCATGCAATCTCTCATTGGTGGCGATAGTGCCGACCCAAGAGCATCTTTATACAACTCCAATCCTTATCCTTCACCAGGGCAGCCTAACCCGCCTGCAATGTCGGAAGAGGAAAAAATACAAAAGGCCGTACGCTTTGCCCTTGGTGCTAAAGAACACGAAGAGCGACAAGCAAAAGATGCACAAAGCCATGCTCATGTACACAAGCAGTATCAACGCTTAAATGATGAGTTTGATAGAGCATCTGATAAGTACGAGGATTTTGATGATGTAGTAAGAGCTGAGGATATCCCGTTTACTCCACACGTGCGGGACGCACTTTTACTTGTTGAAAATCCAGCCGAAGTAGCTTACCGACTTGGCAAAAACAAATCTGAACTCGAACGAATTTCACGACTCCATCCCTTAGATCAGGCACGCGAAGTGAACAAGCTGTCTTTTTCTTTGATGGGAGGCCAAAACGGAAAATCGCAAAGCCCCTCCAAAGCTAATCCTTTGGGAACTGTCAGAGCAAACCCAGCACATTCCTCTACTGCCGTTACGGATAAGACTCCGCCATCTGTTATCAGAGCGCGGATGAAGGCAGGCACATGGAAGTGACAAAGGGATTTTAAGGATAAAATCTCGTTATGCCCTAGGTCATTTGCATTGCCATTAAAGGATTAATGGAGACCTAGCTCATGGCTAACCAATTTATTACAACTGACCTCGTCAGTAATACCGCATTGGCAATGTTTGCCAATAATGCACCATTCGTTATGACCGCTTCTCGAATTTACCAAGATGATTTCGTATCCTCTGGCTATAAGATTGGCGACACTTTACAAGTACGTAGACAAAATCATTTCATAGTAGGTGATGGTTCTGTAGCAACACCACAATCAATCATTGAAACGGTTGAAAGTATTGTTGTGGCCCACCAGTACCATGCATTGATTGCTTATACCATTCAAGATTTATCTTTAAGAATTGAAGACTTTTCTAGATTGTTTATTGCTCCTGCCATCCAGGAAGTAATAACCCAGATGGAAAAAGACATTGCCTCAAGTGCCGAACAAGAACTTAACTTCTTTACAGGTACTGCAGGTGTTGCAATCAACTCGTTTACGACCGTTGATACGGCTGGTGCGAAGCTTCTAGAGCAGGGCGTTAATATTGCCTCCGATGCTTACATGGCTATGACTGTTCGTGATGGTTCCTCATTAAAAGGCGCGCTCTTAAATAACTTCACGCCAGTATTTAATGAAGATATCGTACGCTCAAGTGCTATCGGTCACTTATCTTATTTTGACATTTTCCAATCTCAAAATATCAAGCGTCACATTGCAGGAGCTGGCCCTAGATTGCATTCTTCAGATGCTTTGCTAGTTAACGGTGCTGTTGCCTCTGGTAATACCATTGTTATGGATGGCGCAACAATAAGTGTCACCGACTACTTTGTGGTTGGAGATGTGATTTCAATTGCTGGCGTTCAATCTGTTAACCCAGTAGGTCGTGCATCAACTGGCCAGGATATGCAATGGGTAGTAACAGCCAATGCTACATCAGATGGTGCTGGTAATATCACGGTACTTGTTAGCCCTAGTATTATATCTGACACAACCAATCCTAACAGAAATGTCAGTAATGCCGTTCCTAACGATGCGGCCGTTACAATGGTTGGAAGTCATAACGTGAACGTTGCTTATCCTTCTCGTGGTCTGGATATCGTTTGTCCTCCTTTGTACAAGCTTCAAGTTCCTTATGCATCTGTTGCTGTAGATCCTGAAACTGGATTGTCACTTGCTGTTACACAAACTGGCGACATTTTAGGTTATCAGAACTATATGCGTATCGACTTATTGTGCGGCTTTAAATGGCATCAACAATACGCAGTGCGTGTGCTTTCTTAAGGAAAAACATGCTGACATGTGTATATCACCCAATCGACGACTTTAGGGTTGTTGAAGAAGATGAAGCCCAACGCTTGAGAGCATCAGGCGTTTGGTTTGATAGTCCTGCAAAGGCTAAAGCGTATCGATTGAAAGTTGAAGATGAGATCAAAGAAGAATCTAAGGTTTCAGAGAATAAGGCAAAACATAAGGGGAAATCCAGATGAAAGATAATAAGATGGTTCAATCAAACAATGCGTTTGTTAGAGCTGAACAAGCAAAAATGAAAAATCGCATGGGCAATCGTCCCGGCGCTCCTCCTGAAATGAAGCATTTTGATGCCTTCATGAGCAACGATGGTGCCAACGCAAAAATGTCTGCAAGAAAGTTGTGTGCAGATTTGGAAGATGCATATCCGTTGAAATAAGTATGACCCCCACAAGCCTCTAGCGTGCGCCTATAGCATCTAAGCTCAAACCGTGGGGGTCCTTAAGGAACATGCATGTCTCAAGTTATTAAGACCACGAATCAATTAATTATTAACTCACTTTACCTGCTGGGTGAATTGGGCGTGGGCGAAACACCTGACGCATTCATGCTCTCCTCAGGACTTGAATTAATCAATGAGCTTTTAGATAAATTCGCAGCTGATAGTATTTATATACCGTATTTGACCGAACTAGATTTCAATATGGTAGCAGGTCAGGCTACTTATTCCATTTCAGATATGATTCCATCTGATGTGACTGCAGACCGCATTGTTGATTTGTCTTTTGCAAATTACACAGTTCCAAGCGCAGGCCAAGGAATTATATATCCTCTGCAAATTATTAATAAAGCCCAGTACTATGGCGTCACAAGATTAACTCCACTACAAACTCGTCCTGGATTTATATTTTTAGATAAGCAACCACAAGAAAGCTTAGTTACTTTATATCCCCAACCAGACCAACCTTATCCATGCCTTTTGGGCGTAAAGCTCATGCTTAATAAGCTTATAGCCAATGAGAGCCTAGAAGAGTTGCCGCCTTTTTACTATGGGTTTTTAAAGTATTGCCTGGCACGTAAGTTCTTATCCTATTATCCATCTGGAAACTGGCCAGACACATCCGAGCAAGAGTATCAAGATTATTTTAGCACCATAAAGAATGCCAATGAGACTGACCTAAGTGTCAGGCCATCGGCCATATTAAGCCGTCCAGAGCCTTTCTACTGGCAAAACATTTTGGCGTACTAATATGAGGAATTCGCGGAAAGATTATGACTTGGTGGGAAGTTATGACAACCAACGTGTTAGTACCATTAATGCTGAACGCACCGTTAATCTATTTGAATATTTAGATCCAGATGGTAAGCGCCCTAAAGTATTACTCCCTACAGCTGGCCTTATTAATGCCAACCTAAATTTTGGTTCAGAAACAGGCGGGGCACGTGCAGCATTCGTTTTTAACAATGCAATTTACCAAGTATATGGAGAGTCAGTCTATAGAACTACAGGAACAACTGGCGCTCTAGTTACCTCTCTCATTGGAACTCTTACTACGAGCGCAGGATTTGTAGGTATTGACGCCAATACCTATCAAGTCATTTTTGTTGATGGCGAAGAGGGGCATATTTGGGATATTAATGCTAACACATTTGTTCGTATTACTGATACCGGATTTCCAGCCAAGCCTATAGATGTATGCTATTTAGACGGATTTTTCTTGGTTGCAAATGGTGATACCAATACTTTTCAGCTTTCAATGATTAACCAAGGTATGGTTTGGAGTGGGGGCTCTGGAGGAGCAGCTACTTTTACGGCAAATGCCGGAACTGATATTCTGACCTTAAGCACTAATACTGCTAATTTTGCAACCGGAGTTCCCGTTGTTTTTACAAGCGCTGGTACGCCTCCGCCTCCACTTGTTGCAGGAACAACATATTACGCAATAAGAATAAGTGCGCCTACAGTCACACCAGGAACCATTAAGCTTGCAACAACCTATGCAAATGCTATTGCTAATATTCCCATTGATATAACTGGAGCTGGAGTTCCAGTAAATACACTTACAAGCCCAGGTCAATTGCAGTTAGGAAGTATTACATCCCATCCTGGGAACATTGTCGGATGTCGAACATTGCACAGAAGGATATTTCTTTTCTCAGCTAACTATACAGAAGTTTGGGAAAACGCAGGGCTTGGAACAAACCTTCCTTTCAGGCGCAACAATTCATTGCTGATGGAAGTTGGCACCCCTGCCGTAGGAAGCATTGTTGTAGGATTTGACAGCATGTTTTTCTTGGCTCAAGACAAGGACGGTCTTGCAGGTGTCATGGGCGTCAAAGGCACAGAGGCAGTGCTTGCAAGTAACAGAGCTCTTGATTTTCAATTGGCACAATATGCTGCTGACCCTTTAACAGGTGTTGCTGATGCGCGTGGCATTCTTCTTAAAGAAAATGGACTTATCTTTTACCGGCTAAATTTCACAAGAGCAAATCATACATTTGTTTTTAACATGACAATGAGTACGGCTCAAGTACCAAAATGGCATGAAGAAGAAGTACTCAATGGTGATAGGCATCCGGCTCAAACACATGCTTATTTTGACGGCGTTAATTATTACGGCGATTACCATCACGCATTATTTTATATCGTCAGTGACCAAACCTCTACAAACAATGGGGAAACGATTCGTCGCATGAGGATTGGAAGACAAATGAGTCCAGAAGGATATGACAGGTTGCGCATTGATAGATTTCAGGTGGACTTGTTACAAGGCTCTTTGGATATTGCTCAATTAATTGACATAGAACTTGCCGCAGAAGATGAAGAAACCATTACTACCGAATCGGATATAGACATATTTTTAGACCAGCAAATCAATATTGGAGGCGGTCAGCCTACGGTGTTTTTAGCCATATCAAAAGATGGGGCTCAGACCTTTGGAAATTACTTGCATGCAACTATGGGAAAAATTGGAGAGCGCACTCACAGGACTGTATGGAGAAAGTTAGGAACTACTCCACGAGGCCAAGGATTTACCCCAAAGATTGAATTTTTTAATGAAATACCGTTTGTAGTTCTAGGTGCTGCCTGGGATTTTGAACAGTTACCGGAGTAAGTCATGGCAAGAGATTTAGATAACTTCCCAACATATGACCCGGTTATTAAGGATTTTATTTATTTGAGCAACATATGGGCTGATTTTATGGCCACATTCGTTGAATCCTTGCGCGAATACTTATCTCAAAACGGGATATTTGTACCAAGACTTACAACTGCACAAAGGGATGAATTACATAATTTAGTTAATGGGCAGTTAATTTACAACACAACTTTAGAGAAGTTCCAGGGCTATGAGAACAATGCCTGGGCGGACTTAATATAGACAAGGAATGTAACTATGCCATTTGATCCGCAACAAATGCTAGGTGGGCTTGGAGGCCTTTTTGGTGGGCTATTTGGTAATTCTGGATCGCCTTATGATAAAGCCATGGATCAATATAGGCAATGGGGAGATAAAGCTGCTGGTGGTCTTCAGCCATATCAAAATGCTGGAACAGGTGCCATCAGTGATTATCAAAAATGGCTTCAAGGCCAGCAAGACCCCAGCAAATTTATAAACAATCTCATGAGCGGGTATAAAGAAAGTCCTTATGCACAAAACATGCAGCAAGAGGCCATGCGTGCCGGGCAAAATGCAGGCTCTGCAAGTGGGATGATGGGAAGTACGCCATTAATGCAGCAAATGCAACAAAATGCAGGAAATATTGCATCTGCTGACCAAAATCAATGGCTACAAAATGTATTAGGCATTAACAGCCAGTATGGGCAAGGCCAGCAAAATTTGATGACTGGAGGCCAGAATGCGGCTAATTCATTAAGCAATTTGTATAGTCATATGGGCGATCAGATGGGGCAAGGGGCTTTTGGTAAAGAGGCAGGGAAGAAAAATGATTTCTGGAACACCATAGGCGGCATTGGCGGCATACTTGGCAGCTTTTTTTAAGGATTAAATTATGGGACTACCATTACCTAGAGTTATTCCTGATGTTGGGCCTGGAGGAGGTCTTGTGACTGCTATGGGGGGAATAAACTCTCTGGCTAATAATATGCTTCTTCGTAAGATAAACCAGGTAAAAGCTCAATATGCTCCTTTGACAACTCAGGCAGAAGCAGCATCTAAACTTGCCTATGCTAATTTAATGGGGCCTCAATTTTTAGCAAAAATTATGGGCAATGATTCTGCGTTAGCAAATATGAGTGAAGATCAAAAAAAAGCAGCGCTTCAAAAGATTTATCAGGCTGGCAGCGGACAGGGCGGTATGAATGCTTTTAATCAAATGTCCCAGCCTAATGGTATATCCTCTGGAGTCGGGCAGCCTTCAACTAACTCACTTTCAGGATGGTTCGCTGATAAACTGAAGAATGCTTTTGGTCAGAATCAGCAAGGACAGCAACAAAATCCATTTGCACAAATCGCGCAAATGAGTGGTCAACAGTCAATTCCCCCACAGCAAATGGCGCCCCAAGCAATGCCTACACAGGCTATGCCTTCAAAAAGGCCTGCTGGTGGAGTAACGCTAGAGGGCGAGCAATGGTATGACAAAAATGGGGCTCCAGTTTACGAAGAAGAGGCAGGGGGGGCTGGTCAGTCTCCAATGGATCTTACTCTTACTGGTGGACAAGATCCTGTAAGACAGCCAACTTATGCAGAAAATACTGGGCAATACAAGGGAACTGTTGAGGAAGGGAAAGAGCTTGGTAAAATTAGGGCGAAATCCATTGATGATCTTGATCAACAATATCAACAAGCTGTTCAGGCAGAGGTTCCAGTTGACCATCTTATAGATATGACTCAAAACCCCATATTTCAACAAATGCGCAGTAAAGTTCCTTTCTTTCAAGATAAGCAGTTAGATGTCCTTTCAAAAATTGGAACCCCAGAGGAACAAAAATTGGTGGGTGATTTTATAACAACCACCACCAATGCTGTGGCAAACACTGTTAATTCATTTAGAGGAAGAATTCTAGATAAAGAAATTGGTATGGCAAATCAGATGAAGATTGCTCCAAAAGATACGTGGAATGCGATGTTAGGCAAATTATCTTCAATTAAAACATTTAATGAGATGACCAAGCAGCGTTCCATTATTGCCTCTCAATTGATGCAAAAACAGCATCTAAATAGAGGCGAGGCAATAGAAAAAGCTGATAAACAGATTGATGCAAAATCAATAAGAAATAACGTAGAGGCCCAATTAAATCCAAAACCCACGGATGAAGACATTAGTTATATGGCTCAGAAATATAATATTTCTACTGCGGAAGTGAAAAAGCGCTTGAAAGCAAAGGGGTCATTATAATGGCTCGAGACTTTCTTTCGGATGACTTTAAAACACAACAACTAACTCAATCTTCTAGCCGTGATTTTTTGCAGGAACCTGAATCAGAAAGTTTTAGTCAGGCTGCAAAGCTTGCCATCCCAAGAATAGAAGAAGATTTATACCGCAAAGCATATCAGGCCTTTCAAAAAACACCTGAATATTTAGAAACAGCTAAATCTGAAGTTCCAGGCATGTTAAATCCATTAAGTTTTCACCCGCTTAACAGAGGAAAACAATTACTAGCTGGTCTTGCTGAAGGGGGACATCAATTATTAAATACCCCTCATGATATAGCTGATTATGCAGCCAATAGACTAAATCTCATTCCTAAATCATTTGCTGAACAAGTTCCATATCAAAAAGATATTTCTGGAGACATTAATCAATTGCTTGGCAAGCCCAATGCTCCTGGTGAAGCCTTGGCAAGGGGTGTAGGAAGGAATGCTCTTAGTATTATCCCTGCAACAAAAGCAGCTGCTGCTTTAAACCCACTTAACTTGACAGCAAAGAATATTGCTAAAGATGTTCTGAAGGCTGAGAAAAATCAAGTTGAATCCCATGGAAAAAGATACGATTCAATTTGGAATGAAGCTGAAAAAACTGGATTTAATCAGGTTCCAGTAAATCAAAATCTATTGTCTAACAATTTATCTACTATTGAAAAATATAAAACACCACGTGAATACAAATCCCTAGAAAATTTCATTTTAGAACCCACTCTTCAAAATGCACAAAAAGCACAAAGTGATATGGGTGTTATGCATAGAAAATTAGAGGAAAAATCTCGATCAGGCTCTTTAACATCTGAAGAGCAAGCACTGCATAAGGCTGCGTTAGAATCTGAAAAACATATTGAGGACAATATGTTTAAAGATAATCTAGGCAATACTCATGATGAACTGGCTGATAAATATAAGACTTTAACTAATAGTTACAGAGAAAATGTTGTCCCATATAAATACAATGAGGCAATTCAAAAGTACAAAGCAAAAGAAATGCTGCCTAATGAGCTTGTAAATTCTTTATCTAAAGGTGAATTTGCAGCAAAAAAAGGCTCACAACATCCTGAGATTTGGTTAAGAAATAATGTGGGCAAAATTGGAACAGGATTGGGTTTGTTGGGAGGTGGCTCATGGTTATGGGATCATATATTTGGCAATCAAACTACTAGAAAATAAATAATATTTCACAAGGAATGTGAATAATGGCAATAACATATACATTAGCTCCGATACCCAAATGGGTGCTAATTAACAACGAAGGTACTGTTGCAGGTGGCGCTAAGCTTTACACCTATCGTTCGTTAAATAAAATTCAACAAAAAATTGTCTTTCAAGATCCGGGCGGCACAATTCCCTGGACTAACCCAATTATATTTGATTTAAACGGCGTGCAAGGACCATTTTATTGGCAAGTTGATAGTGCGGACTTGTCTGACACTTACTATCTTGAAGCCTATGACTCAGATGACAATCTGCTATGGACATTAGACGATTATTTTCCTCCAGGAACGGGAGGAGGTGGAAACGTCACAACTTATATACCACTTACGAACTACATTGCCAATAATCAGTTTATTGACCATATTGATGATAGTGCAGCCCCTGCAAACTTAACCAATACTATAATAGCTCCATCAAATCATAAAGGATTTACTCCAGCTTTAATTAACCCTATTGTTGGGACAAACGGGGTTGTTGGGCCTGACATTCGATTTGTAAAGAATAATACAGGCCTTTCTTCAGACGATATAACCTTCCCTTTGTTTGCACTGGCAAGCGCCCCATTAATTGGAGATGTAACCCCGGTTGATTATGTGCGTTATCAATGCACCACAAGTCCCGCAGGAGAAACATATAAGGCATTCCAATTTCCTATTTCTCAAAAAATCAAGAATCTGGCTAATCAAGCAATGACCTTTAAAGTCTGGGCAAGAGTTACTGCGACTCCTGTGACATTAACAGTCTACGTTCGTCAATATTTTGGTTCAGGAACAGCTGCAAGTGCTGAAGTCCGCACATCAGTAGGAACTTTGCCATTAACTACAACATGGACTCATTTTAATGTGTCTCTGGTTATTCCTGATGTTGCTGGTAAATCAATTGGGACTCCAGGATTACAAACAGATGATGATGCTCTTTATATGCAGCTTGAAATGCCACTAGGAACACCTTCTGATGTGTTATTCACTAAGCCAACCCTTTATTTAGGTACTATTGATCCAAATTTAGATTTTCAAAATTACGACCAAATCAACTCCATAAATTCAACACCTAGAACAGGTGATATCAAAACAAGTCTGTCTTCCTCTGCGCCAAGAGGCTGGGTAGCTATGAACGATGGCTCTATTGGCAATGTGGGTTCAGCTGCTACTAATCGTGCCAATGCCGATACTTTCCAATTATATAAAACCATTTGGGATGGGGTTATTGATACCTGGGCTCCAGTTTCCACAGGACGCGGAGCAACAGCAGTTGCAGATTTCCTGGCAGGTAAAAGATTGACATTACCGAGATCTTTAGGGCGTGCAATGGCAGGAGCAGGTCATGGCTCTGGATTAACTGCGCGTGTACTTGGGGAATGGTTAGGTGCACAAACCCATACATTATTAGTAACAGAAGTGCCTAATCGAGTTCCGGTTGCGTCAAGTTCTGCCTTTTCAACCCAGGGGGTTCGAACTGATATACAAGATACTTTTGTTCCTGGCGGGGCTGTCACTTGGGCTGGAGGAGGCGGGTCTGCCTTTAATATCATGCAGCCTACTAGTTTCATGAACGTATTTATCAAGCTTTAATTAAGGAGCAAAACATGGCAGTTCAATTAGTAAATGTTCCAGCTTTAGACCCAAATGCATATACAGGTCCAACACGTGTCATGGCAGGTGTTGCGCGCACAGGTGATGTCACAGTCAACACAATGTATGGGGCAAATGGTTCAGTAGAATTCGCACGCTGGTTGTACGTTGGCGTGACAGGTAACGTCTCTTATAGGAAGTGGGACGGTACAGATCAGACTCTTATCGGGTTGGCAGCAGGTGTTTGGCATCCAGTATTTTCCATTATGGTTAATAGTGCAGGAACAACAGCAACCAGCGTGGTATGGGGAAGTTAGCTAACTTCAAAATGTAATATTACAATTAAAAGGAATTAATAAATGACAACTCAAATCTCGCAAACTGTTTTTTCTCCATGGCTAACACCTGTTCGTGTGGTGTCAACCTCAAACATAGCAGGATCTTATTATAATGGTCCTGCAAATGATGGCAATCAAGCAACACTAACAATTGCAGCATCATCACTAACTATTGATAGCGTTGTATGCGTTGTAGGGGACCGTGTACTTCTTCAAACACAAACCAACACTTATGAGCAGGGTATTTATATTGTTGATAGCATTGGATCTACTGTTGTATTGCAACGTGCAGCTGATCAACAAAGCCTTGAGCAAATAAAAGCAGGACAATATGTATCAGTAGGTGCAGGTTCTGTTAATGCAGGAAACGTGTACAGCATTGTAGAGCCATTGCCTGCAATTTTGGGTATCAATGCTCTTGTTGTTAATGCCGATCCATCTGCTGGAGGTGTCGCATTCTCTGGTGGCGCATCTACTGCAAATGCTTTAGCTGTTTTCTCTAATGCATCAGGCGATATAAAAGCCGCAACCACTACCACAACTTTAGGTCAATCACTAGCGGTAACTGGATCTGTTACGGCATCAACAAGCATCACTGCCACGGGTGGTCCAATCACTTCGGGCTCTTCAGGTGATGCGGGAACTTTCATATCCTTCCCTGCAACAGCAACTAATGGAACATTAATCGTTGCTGCTGCTAATGCTGGTGGCGCCTTTAATACCACACTTAGCAACGGCACAATGGGTCAGTCAAGCGTTCTAACCTTCCCAGATCCAGGCGCTGCTACTGCAAATGTATTGTTAGATACAGGTGCTGCAAACATCCTTGCCATGCAACAATTTGTTGGTATCAATAGTGTTCTTACCTTCGGTACTGGTACTTGGACAACCACTCGTATTGCGCAAGGTAACTACGTATCAAGACATACTGCAGGTGATGAGACTTCAATCATTGGAGTGGATATTACGCCTCAGATCCGAGTCGCTGCTTCAAAGGGATGGAGATTAGACAGCTTTGATTACATCTACTCCATTGGGACTCTAGCAATGGATGCACATACTGCAACGTTAGATAGGATTGCCTATGCAAATAACGTGGCTGTCTCTGTGACTTCCATTACAATTACAGCAACTCTTGCAACAGCAACTCAATCAAATCCATATCTAACCAACTGTACTGTTACAACGCCTGCATTTGATGTAACAGCAGATAGTAAGTACGTGATAGAAATTACAGCAAACAATGCTGCAACGACTGATTATGACTTCTATGGAATTATGCTTAGATTTTCTCAAACAATCGCGTAAGAGTGAAGAGGGGTTTAGGCCCCTCATTATTTAAAAGGAACTATTAATGCAAGGTGCTTATGGTGGTTTGATTATTGTCATTTTATATGGAGGCGGCAGTGCCTTTCCTCCGTCGGAATTTTATCTAATAACTCAAGATAATTTAGACATAATGACCCAAACATCCGACAGAATTTTGGTACAGGAGTAACATAAAATGGCGGGCGTGAAAATTTCTGATTTACCAGCAGCCCCATCGGCACTATTGACCGATGTGTTTCCTGTCGATCAACTTCCGGGACCTATAACCTACAAAGAATCAAATTCTCAGCTTTTAACCTTATTTAAAGCCAATGGCGAGGCGCTAACTAGAGTAAATGATACTAATGTCACAATGACATTAGGCGGTACGCCTACAACAGCCTTATTTAATGCTACAAGCATGACATTAGGTTGGACTGGTCAGCTTTCTGTGCCAAGAGGCGGCACAGGAAACAGTACATTTACAGCTTATTCCGTTATTTGTGCAGGTACTACAGCAACTGGAGCATTTCAAAATGTGTCTGGACTAGGAACAGCGGGTGAGCAGCTAACATCAAATGGACCCGGCATGCTGCCTACATGGCAGACTGGCACGGCTGTAACACCAGCAGCATTAACTAGGGTTGATGATACTAACGTAACGCTAACTTTGGGTGGTACTCCAACCACCGCTCTCTTGCAAGCTACAAGTATAACGGCTGGATGGGCAGGTCAACTAAGTTTGGCCCGAGGAGGCACAAACAAAAATATAACTCCTGATAATGGAGCTCTTGTTTATTGCGATGCTGATTCATTTGAATTATTAGCAGCTACCGCAACAGCAGGCCAAATACCACGATCCGGCTCAAATGCTGCTCCCACATGGTCCACAGCTACATATCCAGCAGCAGCTGGAACAAGTGGCAACGTTCTAACCTCCGATGGAACAAACTGGAATTCAGCTGCAACAGCAGTTGTATCGCCACTAACGACAAAAGGCGATTTATATACTTTCACAACCGTTAATGCACGTCTTGCTGTAGGAACAATTAATGGACAGATGTTGCAAGTTAATTCCGGTGACGCGACAGGGCTTGCATGGTCAACAGCAACTTATCCGGCTACTGCAACCGATGTAGCAAGAATATTGCGATCTGACGGAACAAACTGGGTTCAGACAACATCTACTTTTGCAGATACATATGCAGCAAGTGGATTTCTGTATGCAAATGGAGCAAATAACGTTGCAGGCCTTGCAACAGCAAATAATGGATTGCCTGTTACAAGCAATACTGGAGTACCCTCAATACTTGCAGGCCCAGGAACTACTGGAAATATTTTACAATCCAATGCAGCTGCAGCACCAAGCTTTTCAACATCTACCTATCCTTCTACAAATGCTATTAATACTTTACTTTATGCATCATCTGCTAATGTCATGGCTGCTCTTGCGACTGCCAATAGTGGTGTTTTAGTAACAAGTGCTGGTGGTGTGCCTAGCATAAGCTCAACACTACCTGCTTTTACAACTAGTTCAATCACATTTAGCCCAACGACGAGCGGAATTGTTGGGACAACAACTAATGATAATGCTGCTGCCGGAAGTGTGGGGGAAATAATAGAATCATCTATAGCAGATAGTTCGGCTGTAGCTCTTACATCAGGTATTACAGCAAATGTCACTAGCATCTCCTTAACTGCTGGTGACTGGGATGTATGGGGTAATGTGTGGTTTTTCCCTGCCGCAGGAACAATTCCAACAATTTGTTCTGGTGGAATTACGACAACTAGCGCAACATTTCCAACATCCCCTGCTGCTGGTGCTGTATTTCAAGTTGGTGCAACTTTTCCCGCTAGCCTAAAACAAGGATTTTCTGCCGGAAAGAGACGAATTTCTATTTCAGGGACCACTACTGTATATTTAGTTGGATTTTGTGTTTTTTCAGTGAGTACTCTTGGTGCCTATGGATATCTAGGAGCAAGACGAGTTAGATGATTTTTAATTATTGAAATAGGTTTTTTATGAATACATACATTATTTTGTTTTTATCTTTAGGAGCTTTTGCTGGTGGATGTTTTATCTTACATAAGGCTTATAAGTTTTATAAATTGTATTCTGTAATTAAAGCGCACCACGCTAGGTGCTATCCATACAAATAGGGCCAAAATTACGCCATTGAACTTATTGAAATGACAGGCTATAAACTAAAAGGAATTAAATTATGGGCGTTAAAATAAGCAACTTACCAATTGTAGTCACACCGGCATTAACAGATGTCTTCCCTATTGTACAATCTGGAGTGACATATAAAGAAAGTGGCACTCAGTTAAGCACTTTATTTGCTACCTCTGGTGCCAATTCTAATATCACATCAATGACCGGATTATCAAGCTTAACGTTTAGCCCAACAACAGGTGGAATCGTTGGAACAACAACAAATGATAATGTTGATGCGGGTAAAGTTGGGGAGTTTATATCAAGTGTTATATTGGTTGCATCAGCCCTTGCAATGACAACAAATACCGCTCTTAATATCACATCAATCTCACTCACAGCAGGTGACTGGGACGCATGGGGAACATTATGGCTTGTACCAGCTGCAGGAACAATCACAACAACAATATCAGTGGGTGTATCTCAAACTTCGGCAACAATGCCAACAACTCCCGCCATAGGTACTTCGCACCAGCAAATAAGAGGATTGGCTACAGCAGCAACTGAAGTATGTATTTTGCAAGCGCCAACTACCAGAATCACTTTGGCAAGCACGACTACAATCTACCTTGTTGGGCTTTCAACCTTTACTACATCGACAATGGCGGGTTATGGCTCTTTATGCGCAAGAAGAGTTAGATAGAAAATCGGCAATGAATTCATATCCTCGGCTTTTTCTCCGCTTCATCATGGAGCTTATGCATTTTTGCAACTCTTCTTCTGTCTGAACTAACATGTTTTTTCTGCCGCCTCTATTTGAATTAAGGCCACCCCAGGAGTGACTCAAAACTATTTCATTTTGGGATTGTTTTTGTATTGTTATAGTATAATAACGTGATTTTTCTTTATTTAGCCATTGGTAAATAGACATAATTCTCCATCATCTCTTCTATGGCTTCCTGCATTTCTATTATTTCGTCTTCATCCATGAAGAACTTAGGGTCTTGCACGTCTACTTCATCACCTTCGATATAAAATCTCAATATGTACGCCTTACAGCTCAAAGGGTGAACATACTACAAAATTTTAATTAATAACTCAACTGTTATTCTTAAGGTAATCGGATGGCATATTAAAGTGGGTAGCCTTGGTTATCTGTTCTTGATCTAAGATTTTATAAACACTAGCTCTAGATAAATTTAGAATCTGTGCTGCCTTTCTAATACTAATTCCCTCAGTAGTTATCATTTTAACTGCATCACTTCTCATTGCTTTTGTTATTTTTGAAGGTCGACCCAAATGTCTACCGGCTAACCTTGCAGCTACAATACCGTCTTTTTGCCTTGATTTAATCATCGTGCGTTCAAATTCTGCAAATGCTCCCATCATGTGAAGCATAAGATTTGACAAAGGGTCTTTCTCAGCAGTAAAAGTTAAATTCTCTTTAACAAATTTAACTGAGACTCCTTTTTCGATAAGAGAATCTATTATCTCCTGGAGGTCTCGTAAATTTCTCGCCAACCTATCAATACTTTCAACAACCAAAGTGTCACCGTCTCGTATGTATTCCATACAAGCAATCAGGTTTTCACGGTTCTTTACGCTCCCGCTCATGATATCGACAAACTCCTTGTCTAATTTCACCCCCGCTAACTGCCTTGCGGTATTTTGTCCTTGTGATGATACTCGTATGTAACCTACAACTTGATGCTTCATATTTAAAACCAATGAAATCCGTGAGCCATGAACCCAAATAATCCGACAAACCCACCTATCGTAAAAGTTAATAGCCATCTAAATTCCGATCTCATTTCTTTTCGGCTTTCTTTAATGTCTGATTTAATTTCAACAATACTTGATTTGATGTCTGATTTAATTTCGATAAGCGTCCTATCTATATTCATCATTGATTGTTCAAGCAACGCCGTTCTAGTTTCTATACTATATGGATATTGACTAACTTTATCTTCTGGTTTTTTATTCACTTTCATCCCCTATTTATAAGATAATTATAACACCTTTTGCATGTATGTATATAAACGCCAATATATTTATTTAATACAGGGGTGATTTTGTATATTATAGGAGATGACTTTAAGGTGTACCTTTTCTACATGGATTCATCTTCAATAGGAGATAAGGGGCAAAAATGTGTGACTGAATATTTTTCAAAGCTTAAATCGTGATGAGCGGAGTTCGCCATATCCCAATTAATAAGGATCTCTCTGCTATCATATAATTCTAAGGTTGCAATAAAATATCTTTCATATTCTTCTATGCAACTTGCTCTGATGAGCATTTCTGCGCCGGTTTGAGGGATATATTTTTTTATGCAATACCATTTCATAAATCCACCTTTTGTGAATCAGTAAATAGTTCAGGCTCTTCTTGAGCTAATTTTGTGATGCAGTCATAACAAGCCAGCAATATTTCTTTCTCCAAGCATGCAGAAAACATCAGGGCACCTTTATTCTTCTCAGATAGCCACATCTTGCCTTTGCATTTAGGACAATCACGCAGATCACTATGCTATTGATCTTTTGGTGATTCCTTGTATTCTGGATAAGGAGGGCACATAACGATTACTAAATCACTCATTATTGTCTTTCTTCTGAGCTTCTAATCTTTGCGTTCAATGCATCTTCTTTAGATTTGAATATATTATCTTTGCTAGTTTCAAAAATTTCTTCTCGCTTCAATGATATAGTAGTTAAATATTCTTTTAAAAATATTGCAGGCTGTAAACAATCATCTTTCCAGCACCAAACGTTATCACCAGGATTTAAATCCATCATTTTTTATTTCCAATTTATTTATTCGGTCATTTAGTTTGCAAATATAACGGAGTTGAAATAAATGAGAAATTGACAATAATATGATGGAGCTCTCACACAGCATGTTTGCAATATTCGTCATTCTACCGTTATCCAGTCATCAGCCAAAAAAGAATCAAAATCAGGTATATATGGGAAGCAGTCCATTGTGTGGATAACAAGACCTCTTATTGAGGCATCAAAATAAATAAATGACTCTTTCCAGTCCTTCATCTTCGCTTTAGATCCTTTGCAAATAAATGAGATGATATCACAGAATTTCATTTCTTCGTTGCCATTATCAACTAACCACCCATCAGATATCATTATATCTTCATTATAATTATAAGTTGATAATTTTGGCTGATAGGATTTTACATCCTTTCCTTGCATTAAAAAGTATACGCCATCTTCCCATGGCTTTCTGGTAACTTTTGAGCCACTTTTAAGCTTATCCATTGCTTCGCAGAATTTCATTTTTTTGTTCCATCCTTTTTTTAAATTCTTCTTCCGTTATTTCTACATTAGAGCCAAAATCACGAATATAAATGCCGCTACCACATGATTCTTTTTTATAGAAACTATTATGAAACCAATATTCAATTGCCTTCATCCAATCTGCTCGGCAATCTTTACATACGCGAAGTTGATATAACCTTCTTGTTTCATCTAATTTAAATGGAACATCAAGCTCTCCCATATCGTAAAAACATCCCATCTCTAGGGTACGTCTGTCTTCATCTATGTCTCTGCATCTTTGGCATTCTTCCATTTTTACTCCTTATTAATTGGTGGGATTGGCGTGAATTTCACACGCACCTACCTCGTTACCCGCCTTTAAGATGCATAAGCACCACGGTCTCGCACAATTGCAAAATGAGGCGCTCTTCGATCACGTGCGTCTTTTCGAGCTCCAGTCCCATATTTGGTGACAATCGGCTGGAGTTTCACCAGCCAGAAAAAACGGTAGGGAATCGAACCCATCGGACGTTGACCAGCTACACCAGTCGTTTTTTCTCCAGGCCAACGGGCACGTAATGTCTGTGCAGCGATTGTCGTTATTCTATATCTTTAAGTTCATCTGATTGTTGAATTCTTATTGCGCATAATAGATTATTAATATTAATTAATAATCCCTTAGCATCTCCAGTTGTCATATCTTCACCGATCATATACTGAATTTTATTCATATAATCTTTAGCTATTTCTATCAATTGCATGATTTGTTTTTCAGATATTTTCATAGACTAATAACCACGCAAGAAAAACATTTAGAACAAAGTTTTATCAGTGCTGAGGTTTCATATGTATCATGCTCACAATAGTTATCAATCAAATTTTTAAGTTTTATAAACAATGGTTCTTTGTCTTTGTCATTATTTCCAGCGACTGAGCTTAACCAGTAAAATACACATGACTCCAAATCTGTTAATTCTTCTTTCGTAAAGTCATTCATGTGAACAAACACCATAAAATAATATTAAAAATCGATGTAAAAGTACATCCGATACAGAAACCAAATGCTATTTCCGAATTCCCAATAAAACGCTTTAGTTTACCTAAGTTAATCATTTGTCGTTCAGTAGTCGTTCAGTAGTCGTTCAGTAGTCGTTCAGTAGTCGTTCAGTAGTCGTTCAGTAGTCGTTCAGTAGTCGTTCAGTAGTCGTTCAGTAGTCGTTCAGTAGTCGTTCAGTAGTCGTTCAGTAGTCGTTCAGTAGTCGTTCAGTAGTCGTTCAGTAGTCGTTCAGTAAAAGAAAACTCGCCCGTACATTTTTTCATGAAGAGGAGCGAGCCTATTATTAAAAGTTTACATCATCATCAGCAAAAGGATCACTGGCATTATTTTTAACATAATCTTCTATTTTATTCTTATTTGGATATTTAGATCCAGGAATTTTACCATTTAATTTATCATCAGGTATAACACCACCTTCTTCCATGGTTATTTTTACCCTAACTCTCTTTCCAATTACAGCATCCGAACAAAACTTTTGCGATTCATATTCAGGTAGTACTCCGGCTGAATCGGCGCAATGTACCACTTTCCACATCATAGTTTTGGTAAATACGAGAAAGTCTCTTACATCGTGCTCTTTGCCATTTTCATCATAGACAGTTACTGTCATATCCATCATGGGATTACCGCTACTTTGGGATATCTTATCTTGTGATGCGCTTATTACGGCGTCATAATCACCTTCTTTTAATAATTGGAAGCGCTCGCTCATTGCTTCTTGTTCGGAATAAACTTGGTATGAAAACATCTATTACTCTCCTTGTATTTTATTTTTTAGGTGGTCAATACATTTTTGTATCGCATCTTTTGGCATCTCTTCAAATTTCTCGGAACATGATTTGTCCAGCCACTTTTGATATATTTCAACTGGAACCTTGATTAAATCAATTAAGTGCAACAATTCTTTAACTTGGTTATTGGAAGCTAATTCCTGTGCAACGGCATCGCGCTCAAGCACATCACGTCCATAACGTTTAGCTATTTCGTCATATGAAAAAGGAAATGTTTCCATGTCTTTAAACGATTCTATTCTTGATTTTTTTACAATACCAACTCTATCTTTCCCGCGCTTGGAAATCTCAAATACCAGATCCATTAAGTAATCGATCTTCTTATAACAATCAAATGTGGATCCTAAAACAGAAAGGTTTTGACCGTATTCCGTCTTTGCATGGCTAGTTATAAGAACATTCATGTCGAGACGCAATAACAAATTTAGCAAATGTTTAATCTGTTTGTTCGCTTCTGAATAATGCCGCCCAAATTCTGTACCATTTTTTAATGCTGACTTATCTAATAAGTCATTATAAAGTGTCGTCAAGGGGTCTATTACAAGAGTTAAATATTCATGCTTTTCAGTCAACAGGGATTTTACCTCTGTCATTAACTCATCAAAATCTGTCGTTTGAAATATCACTCCGCCATTTTTGGATAATATATTTGTGTACTGACTATTTTCTGCCCCTTTTTCAGTATCGATTAGATAGACCTTAGGAAAAGAAATGGCCGCTGTGGTTTTACCTACACCCGCATTACCATAAAACAAAGCCTTTAATCTTTTTTCTATCTTTTCTGGTTTAACGCCACGTAATGCCATTTTTACAACTCCTACTTTAGTTTAATTATGACCATTTAAGGTCTTCAGATATATTCCCGATGCGCACATCTCTATACGCATGAGGAATCTATCTGCTATCTCTATAGCAATCATGATGGCAATACCACAATCCACATTCAGTGGTCTTTGAATGCCACTCAAGCTCTACAAACGTACACGCATCATCCTTAACTATTTGATTGCTGTTTCTTCCGCATCCAACGCACTCTCTAGTATAAAATTCATCTTCATTTGCATGTACAAATGTGAGTCTATCTACTGGTGTAATAAAGTCTTGCATAATCATTGTCCTTCTCCGTTTTGTAAGTTAGTAATGTGTCCAATTGCTGCGAATCGTGCTTCTTGTTCGTATAGAAATCGTTCGTTTGATTCTTCTGTTTCATTATCTGTCCCATAAATTTCATAGTAATAAATAAATATTCCATCAACATTTCCACCAAATATTTCAAAATCACATGAGTCATATCTTTCAATCATCAGCATCTACCCCATACAACGTCGCCATGATCCATATCAACATGAGCATAAATACCATTCTCATTGTTTATACTATGCTCATATGATTGGCAGGCTCGGTCAATAAGGTCTTGAAGTGATTGTTCGTAGTAAATGATGATGTTTTTTCTTGTGGTTTCAGCGAAGTTCTCTCGAGACTCAATTGAGTTATCTTGCAGCATTTGAAGGAGGGCGCAGATGTATTTGTTATCTAAAGAGAAGTCATTACCATGCACACACTCGCCTGTTTCACGGCCAGTTGCATCCAGGTAAAGTCTTGTCAATTCGTTTTGTTCATCATCTGGCAAGTCTGAAAATATTAAAACATAGCTGTCGCCGTCATAGTTCGCGTACTGCGATACTAATTCTTCTGCGCGATTCTCAACCATTCGTTGGTGTGACATTCTTGACAATCCTTTGCCAGCATGAGTCCTTAGTATATCGTACTTTCTTGTTGAGTTCATTTTATTACCTCGTGTTTGTGTTGATGAGGTTATTATATAACATGTGTTACATGTGTCAACTGTTATATGTGTTATATAACACATATATGTGTTATTTATTACATGTATTTAATAAGTGTTATATGTTACTCTTGCTACATAAAAATGAATGGGCTGAAAATGACAATCGAAGAAGCATTAAAGTATTTCAATAGTGGTTATGACTTATGTCTTCAACTTGGGATTGCGCATACCAATATGGTTCGCTGGAAAAAACAGAATTTTATTCCTGTAGCCCAACAGGTTAGAATTAATCAAATATTAGGCAAGGATTTGCCGATTGATGTAAATAAAAAAGCCATGGAAGAGCGTCTAAATAAACTATAATTATATTAAGAGCATGAAGAGGTGATATGAACATGGCCAATAAAAAACATATTAATGAAGGAATGAGCGAAGAAACTAGATTAGCACTTTTAGAGCAATCAATAGGGCATATTAATGAATCTTTATTTGATATTAAAAATGAATTAAAAAACATTAATTCAAAAATATCATCGCAAGGGGAATCTTTGAATTCAAAAATTGATTCTCATTTTAGATGGACTACTGGACTGATATTTGGTCTTTATGCCACTGGATTTGCTACTCTATTAGGCGCCGTAGGAAAAGCCTATCATTGGTTTTGATATTATTTTGTATAGAAGAACTATAGGGCACGAAGGATATATAATTAACTAATTCATATAAAGAATTCAGGAATTAACAAAAATAAAAAGGATTATAATATTAACCAATAACATAGAGAATTTAAAAATGATGAAACAATTAATCCTTGTGGGACTCTTAATTGCAAGCAGCACAACGTTTGCAGATTTGTTTGATTCGCAAAGTTCATACCAGCGTGAAATGTTAAAGCAGCAACAAGAGCAAACTAGGATAATGCAGATACAACAAGAGATGCAAATAGAGGCTCTAAATCAGCAAAAATATTCATTCAATGGCCAACAACGACGTCCATACAATGATAACTTCTATTGATTAAATGCTATTTCCTTCTTTTAAATATATTGCTCCAGCCCTTATTTTCATTTGGGTCTGGGGTATCTGAATAATGCTTGTGCTCCAAAAGACGCGCATGAGATTTAAGTGAGTCTAGCATTTTATCTTTTTCTCGATGATATATTTCTATTTGTGCGCGCAGGAACTCTATTTCTTTATCTTTATGAGAGCCAATGTCTTTCAGCATTCTATTTTCAAGTTCTAATTTAGAATTTTCTGCGTATAAATTTCGTTCGCTACCTTCTTGTTCTTTTTTAAGTGCCTCTGGGAAAATTCTAAAAAACTCTGATTTCTCTATGAAATATCTACCGTCGTCCCTTGTTGCTGAAAGCTTACCTCTCGTGATGAGATTAGTAATATGCCTTCCTGTATATCCAGCTAGATTCGCAGCTTGCTTTGGCGTAAGCCATGAAGTAGAGTCTTTCATGTTATTTCCTATTGTAATTTGTTCATTAATTAATCTTTATGTTGCATAAATAAAGATCCATGGAAATACTTTGGAATAAAAAATAAATTCAATTTTTAACAATACAACTATCAAAAGAATTTTGTTCCTTCAATTATTGAAAAAAGTTTCATTATTATTTGCATTAATATATAATATTTATCAAAAATATAAATATACAGTAACACTTAATATGTTAATTTACAAAAAATAAGGAAAAGCGCCATGTTACTTCAAGAACTTTATGATCACTATGGTACATGGACTAAATTATCGCGGGATTTGGGCTTCGGTAGTAGTACATATCAGATATGGCGAAAAAAAGGTTGTATTCCTTATCCTAGCCAATTGGTTATAGAGAAAAAAACAAAAGGTATATTCAAGGCAGATGAGGAACACGCCAAATAAATTTTTTTATTCTGATCATTCAAGTAACGATTTGGAATAATTTCTAACTTATTCCAACCTGATATTATTCTGATTAATTCTGAAATTGAATTCTTGATCAAAGTAGGTATATAGGGATATAGTAGCGCTGTAAATTTATGTTTTTGTTTTATTGATATGAGGACACTTAAGAAGTTAGAGGCATCCTTGCCCCTCTATTTAACAAAACATTTTCCCGCGTTGAATGCCGATAGCCGCCAAGCTGTCATTCCGCGCTTTTTGAACCAAGAGGACAAAAGTCATTGGCTTTAGGCTTTGTCTAGGATGTGTCATGTAACCCCCCCCCTTATCATTTTAAGAATGGAATTAAAT